CTAAAAGACATTAAGTATGGCATTCATCACAGACAATGACTACCTGGTCAATATCCGGAATAATAATCTCCAGATGATTATCGAGAGCAACACTCAAGTACTTCGCGATGCGGAGTCACGGGCTATTGCTGTCGTGAAAGACTCGCTGCATTCTCGGTATGACACTGAGGAGATCTTCAGCCAGACCGATGATGATCGAGCACAGCAGGTGCTCTGGTGGTGCATCAATCTGGTGACATACTATATCTATAATCGCATCCCTGACAGTCAGGTGCCGCAGCGCGTGGTGAAGAACTACAATGATACGCTGAGCTATCTGATGGAAGTAGCTGACGGAAAGAAGGCTGTAGATCTTCCGCGCCTTCAGGATGATGATAAGCCTCGGACCAAATTCAGATGGGGCAGTCAAAAGCAAAAGACACACGAATAAACATAACTTATGGATATTAGACAACGATTATTGGGATGGGTGAAGAATCAACTAGATGCACCGACTCAGCTGAATGCCGGCACGCAGCTGGAGAAGCGAACTCCGCTGAGACGGCAAATTAAGACACGGACCTTCCGGATAGAGCTGCGTATGAAGAGCTGGCGGGATGCGGTCATGACTGCAGAGGATGATTTGAATCCCAGACGGCAGCTGCTCTACTTGCTGTATCATACAGCGATGGAGGACGCTGAGCTACTGGAGCAGGTGCGAACGGCTCGATTCAATGTGCAGCTGGCGTCATTCGATATCATGCAGGATGGCGAGCCGAATGAGGATCTGAAGAAGCTCTTTATCACGCCGTGGTTCCATGATTATCTGCAGCACGCCGTAGACTCGGAGATCTACGGTCATTCTCTTATTGAGTTTGTGAAGAAGGATAAGGAAGGCTTCTTCGATCAGATCTATCTGATCCCACGGGAGCATGTGCGGCCAGAGCCACAGTTTCGGGACGTGCTGATTGAGCCATCAGATCTGGAGGGCGTGCCTTTCGATGAGGGGCCGTGGTCCAGGCAACTGGTGGAGATCGGGACACCTTATGATCTCGGGCTTTTGAAGTCCATATCAAAGCTGGTGATTAAGAAGGAGTATAACTTCTTAGACTGGGGAATTCGTAATGAGAAGTATGGTATGCCGTTCCTCGTTGTCAAGACAGCCTCCCGTGACGAGGAGGAGCTGGATGCGAAGGAAGAGATGGCGGCCAACTTTGGATCCAATGGCTATGCTATCCTGGATGACATGGATGAAATCGAGCTGAAGGAAGCGGTGTCGAATACCGGTGGTGGCCACCTTACATTCAAGGACTTCGTGGAGATCGTCGATGGCTACATTGCCCGATTGATTAATGGACAGACCGGTACGTCAGATGAGAAGGCTTATGTCGGCTCAGCTGAGGTACATGAACGGACGATGAATCGCTATACGCTGGCACGGATGCGACGCATTCAGAATCATATCAATTTCCAATTGATTCCCTTCCTGGTGAGGAATGGCTATCCTCTGGCGGATGCTGAATTTGAGTTTGCGGATCTGCGGGAGAATGAGGACACGACTATGACAGTAGATCAGGATCCTGAGGATGAAAAAAAAAGCTCAAGCATAAGCAGCTCCGACTAACCTACCGTGCACATCATGACTGCGGCCACTCGCATGACTCTCGCAAGTTAACGTATGCGAATGGAAAGTGGACCCTCACCCTGGAGGATGAGGTCGATCTGACCTCTATTGCATCCAGTGCCTTCCGGAAGGTGTTCAATAAGAAGCTGAAGAAGGGGGATCTGGATCCGGAACTTTATAAGGAGACCTATCTCGAACTCATGCGCGCGGTGAAGCAAGGGCTGGGCTATGATGCCGATGTGAGCATTGGCTACCGCGACAATAGATTCCAAGTGGCGAATCGGATGCGGTCGAATATCTTCACCTTTGCGGCATTTAAGAATCATAGTAATATCGTGGACCTGGTGGATGCCCTGAAGAATGGCAAGGGGCAGATGCGCTCCTGGAGTAAATTCAAGCAGGCGGCTCAGAAGATCTCACAGAAGTACAATCGCAACTGGCTGCAGGCCGAGTGGCAGACCGCCAAGGTAGCAAGTGAGAGCTCACTAAAGTGGGAAAAGATGTACGCGAATAAGGATGTGCTGCCGTATCTGCAGTATAAGACACAGAATGATAGTCTGGTGCGGCAATCGCACATGCAGCTGCATAATATCACTCGGCCGCTGGATGATCCTTTCTGGGATGAGTTCTTTCCGCCGAATGGCTGGCGCTGTCGTTGCTACACGCTGCAGACCGGTGAGCCGGGTGATAAAGTGGAGATCGAAGGATCCATAGATGAGAAGGAATTCCCTCCAGCGTTTCGTAATAATCCCGGGAAGACGGCAAAGATCTATTCCGATGATCATCCGTATCTGTCGATGGTGGATGCCGGCCAGCGGACGAAGGTGAGGAATGCGTATCAGGATATTCTGGCTGAAAGTGATCTGTATGAAGTGACGAGTGTGGAGGAGATAGATATTCCTTTTCATGTAACGCACCCGGTGGATAAGTTATCCAAGAACTTAGGGATAGCCTACTGGCTGCAGAAGAGACACCAGCTGGCCACGAAGTTGGCTCCGGTGAAGCGCAATCAGAAGAATCCTGACGCGCTGACTGCAGATGGCGCTACACCGGTGGCATTCAAGCAGACGCAGTCGGTCACCGGCATCAAGTCAAGACTGAAGAATGCCGCTCAGAAGGCGGACATCGTAGCCATAGAGATCAGTGAGGTAGCGCCGACGGCCATGAAAAGAGCTATTGGTGAATTCTTCCGGAATAGTAATCGAGTGAATGAGCTCTATATCAATTATGAAGATCAGAGCTATCTGATCAGAAGGGGAAGTTATCTGGAGGATCTGAAGCAAATAAGGTAAATAAAAAAGGGGCCTTTTCGTAGGCCCCGGACGATCCCCCAGCCCTCAGACCAAGCATTACAAAGGTAATAAATTTACCTGAATAAATCAATTACCTTTTTCAATCAATACTACTTGAACAATATCTTTTTTATTTTCATTATCCTCATTCAATATCCAATTTACTTCACCAATAAGGAAACTGTGGCCATCACTCATTGTAAAGCCATCTCCAATTCTTGGTATGGGTAGCCTCCAATCTTCTGATATAACAAATACCTCAGCTACATTGCCTCTTTTTTTTACTGTAAATACAGATAATTCAATAGTTTGTTTCATGTTTTTTTATTGAAGATAGTAAAATAATGATGTATTGTCAATAACTTCTATGTGTAATATTCAATAGATTCTTGGGATGCCACGTATGTTTACGTATGGCCAATTTTATTAAAACTATCAGCCGTATCCATCGCCTCCTAGATACCTGGCCACTCCGAGCTGCTAACACTGCACGGAATTTCTTCGACGATTCATTCGAGAATAAGGGCTTCACAGATACCAAGCTAGAGAAGTGGGATCCTGTCTATAAGAAGGGGCTGGAGAAGGAGCGTCCTCTTGTGGATAGTGGATCGCTCCGGGATAACATTCATGCTGAGTCTGACGGGAAGGGTGAGGCTGTGGTGTATGCTGATACGGACTATGCACCCTATCATAATGAGGGAGCGGGCAATCTACCTCAGCGTAAATTCATGGGGAACTCTGAGGTGCTGGAGGACCAACTGGAGGCGGATCTAATGAAGGCGCTTGACAAAATATTCGATTTATGAAAAGGGAATACTTTACGCTATTGCAAGGTCATTTAAATAGTAATGTTGCGGCATTGCAATTGGTAGATGCGGACCTGGGGCAATACCAGCAGCGGGGTGATGATCACGTGCTGACATCTCCTGCGGCTTACCTTATGATCCGTGACATTAATTGGGGATCTCTCGGCAATAAGGTGCAGCGTGCGGTGATGACCTTCGATGTGACGCTGGTGGTGCAGACAGCGTATGGCGACATCCGTGACCATACGGACAATACTTATATCAATTATCTGGCTATACAGTCAGCTATCTATCAGGCGCTGAAGGATAAGCGATTCTATATTCACGATGTGCCTGGAATGGAGGCTGTGGAAGATACGGATGCCGATGCGGTGCTGATCGAAAGCATCGATCGTGTGGATACCTTTACGCATAAGAATCAGAGTAATCTCATTGTGGCCACTGAGCGCTATCAGTGTCCGGTTTTTGACTACTCGGCGACTCCGGCCTATCAAGAGCTGATGGCCGAGCTGGAGCTGGATATTACCATCGATCGTAATCTTAATGACTAACTATGGGCTACACACCGGCACGAGAGATCACGCGACAAAAGTATATGCGCATCCAGGAGCGCTATAAGGAGCTGTATCAGGTGAAGCGGCTACGGCATGATGATGTGATCGAGACGCTGAAGAAGGAGTTCTTTATCACGCAGACGAATACGATTTATAGGATTTTGAACACGGAGGTTACTAGTCCGTCCGAGTGATTGCAATGCTTTCAAAAATGCCGTCCTGGCCTCTCAGCATAATATCATATCCATTATCTCCCATGTATCTTTGAAAACCTGAGGCATTCTTCACTCTATGCCATCCATCCTCTATTCCTAATTTGTATCTCAACTGATCATTCCAGGCAATGGAGTCGTCATTAATCCAGGAGAATAACACTAGCTTTTCATTCCCGTCTAGTATAGCATAGGCTCTGTCGTTATACTGGATCTTTGTGCAATTGTATGGGCATACCGTTCCGTCATATGGTGTGATGGTATCGATACCTTGCATCTTATCTTCCATGTATTCTTTGGTAAACAAATCAACATCGATGATTGGCTCTACATTGCTGTGCGATGATCCTCCGCATCCTATAGATAATAATAGAGCTGTGATAATAATTACTGCTAATACTGCTTTCATGGTCATGGTTTTTAAATATTGTACAAAAATTAGGCCAAAGGTTGTGTGGCCTTCGACTCCGCTCAGGCCACAGGGGTTTATTTTGAGAAAAGGCGACAACAGTTGCTATCGCGCCATGTGTACACGACGGATAGCTTGGTGTTGTGCATGATTATTTTGCTGATGTAACTGCAACAAATATTGCCGCACTTAATCCAAGACCCATTAAAAATAATGAAGCCAACGTCCCTCTACCAAATTCTGTTAATAACATCTCTTCATACCAATAAAATTGTTGGGTTATCCACCAAAATAAAGAGTGCAATATTGCAAAACAACATAGGGACAACAATGTATAAAGTGCAAAGCTTTTAAGTGTTTTCATCGAGTTCATTTTCTATCTATTAAAGTTGTTTATAATTCAATGTTTTGTGCTTCTTACCACTATTGGCAATAATTAAGAGCGATAATTAAGCTGTCTGCTTTCATCCTATTATTCTTAATTGCTTCACATGTTACATTATCTATGGGTATTCCCCAGGAATGAATCATGTCATTATTCTTCCAAACCTCTGTGTAGTGCATATTAATCTGATATTCTCTATTCCATTCGATATCTACCTCAATATGATATCGAGTAATGTCTTCGCAGCCAGCTAAACATAAATAAAGAATAATGTATAGGGCATACAGGGTCATTGAGTTGTTGATGTGTAGTTTCATGGTTTTATTTTTGGTTTTTTAATAAAAAACATAGCGGGCTACTTGTATAGCATGATGACGGTAGCTACATTACCTCTCATGCATCCCCGACTGCAGCGTCGTGCCCAGGCTCCCGCTATGTATGTTTTATTAATGGTGCTGATTTAATGTTTGGGATCTATGCCATCCGGGCCGGGGTCTCCGTCGTGGCCGTGTGGGCAGCCGTGGTGTGCCCTGGGAATAATAGGGTGATAGAACTTGATGATCTCGTCTCCGGTAACTATGGTGTCTACTTCTATGCGTATGATCCATCCTTCGGGAAGTAGGATGTCTACATACTTCTGCTCGGTGCTGTAGCTGCCGGGATTGATGGTGGATGTGCAGCCGAGGAGGAGGAGGGTGATGATGAGTGTGAGTGTTTTCATTCTATTTATATTGAGATAGCGATGTGGAGGGGCGACAGCGTCCGCAGGACCGACAGCCCGGAACGTAGCGCCGACCCCACCAACAAGTTGGGGGGGGCGGATCTCCCTAGTTCTTATCCTTATTAAAAAATGCTGTAAATACCTGGACGAGCTGTATGTCATTGCCATCGTATCTATACATTAATAGTTCTTTGTCGTTTTGCTCAATTCTTGCTTCTATGTACTTATCATTAATAATGTATGCTATAATCTCCATGTCATTGTAAATTTGTATCCTATTTTGTCCTGAGTTCTTTGCTTCATAATCAAAATTAATGCTGACTCTCCATAAGAGTGTTAATACCTTTTCCCAAGTCTCCAAAATCTTTAATGAAACTCCGGCTCTATCGGCATCATGCTGGGTAACTGTGGTCTGTATATTACTCATGGGGGTTGGATTTTTGTTTTGATTCTAATGCGGCGAAGGACCATAGCTTGTCAATTTTGGCCATGATGTTGATGATGAGAATGCGCTGCTGTGCGGCTTGATTATTGGCTGATTTGCACAGTTCCCAAAGGGCGGCGGCTTCTCCTCGATTTACTTTGAGATTGTAAGAGGTGTTGCCTGACATGGCCCAATGCTTATTATTGAGCCGGGAATAGACTTTGCTGATTACTTCGCTGAATATGAACATGTAGGTGTGGCTGGGGAATCGCAGTGAGGCATTCTCGATCATGTCCATGAGGTATGCTACTTGTGCTTTGGTGAGTTTGATTGTTACTTTTTGCATATGGCGTCTTTTACTCTGTGGTACTTTCTGTAATAGGTTCTGTCGGTGAGTTTCCAGTCTCTGTGGTTGCGGAGATAACACACTATACTGGTGTGCTGCCTATTGAGCTCGTCGGCGATCTGTACGTGTGTGATGCTTTGCTTCTTGCGAAGTACGGCGTAGATGACGCGGGCCTCTACTAGATCTCTCTTGCGGGAGGAGCTGGTGATGGCTGCGACGTCTAGCTGGAGTTCTTCGGCGACCTGGTTCAATAGGTCGTTCTCTGTAAGTCCTTCTTCCTGGAGGCGCTCTCTGAGCTCGCGAAGGCCGGATATCATGTCGTCTATATGTACTAGGATGCTGCCGTTAGTCATAACGCCAAATTACTCTTGGGTCCTTCAAATAATCATCGTCGGCGTGGATGAAGTTGCTGCCTATGCCAATGCGGTGGAAGCCTGCCTGGAGTAGTCCCATGAGGATGAGATACCTATCCCGGCTGCTTTTGGCGGCTATATCTACGGCATGTCCTTTTAAATGCGAACTGTCAGATGATCCGCCTTCCTCCTTATTATGCTCGGGTGTGCGGAAGCCGCTATTGATAATATAGGGACAGTCGGCGTGTATACCATGTAACTTTTTTGCCATCTGTCGGCTAATCTCGCGGGCCTCCTGGAGCTTAGTCAGTGTAGAGGACTTCATTCGAGAACCGCTGCCGGGGAGATCTTCTGAATCAAATTCTACTGGGGTGAAGTCGGGTATCTCCGACCATAAATCGATGTTGCTCATTTGAATAATCTTTTGATTTTGAGAAATAGTGATTCGAAAACGGGCCATGCCATGAGGATGATCTCGCCGACCTTGACGACCATATTAAGTACATTGATGACCTTGGGGCCTTCAGTGGTTTTAATGCTGACGAGCTTGGGGCGGCCTGATTGAGTGACCTCGGTGACGATGCCGAATTGCTTGAGTTTTGGGAGGAATACTTCCTCGCCTACTTTGACGTTTGCTTTCATTGTTTGAGTTCTTTTTTGACCATCTGCTCAACCTGATTGAGAACTTGCAGGGTCTCGTGAATGGATAGGTAGAATAGTTTCTTCTTCTTGGGGTTTCGTGCCCCGATGTTCATGACGAATTCGTCCATGCGGTCGAGATCTCCATTCCCATCGTCCTTGGTCATGCCGTAGACGCAGAGGAGGTGGATGATCTTCTTTCGCATTGGGCGAATCTTGTCTTGCTGTAGATCGGTCAATCGACGGATGAGGGAGTTGCCCTCGACATTGGCCATTTCTGAAATGTGGGTGGTGCGCTGGCCGGTGATGACGCCTACCATTTCTTCCTTGCGATGCTTCATTTTGAGATCATCGAGGAGTGCGTAAATCTGCTTTATCTTGACTTTTTCTAACATAATCATACTTTTGAAAAATTGAGTTCAATATTCTGCCATTCGCCCTGCTCATCGCGCGTCTGGATGTGGTAGTAGAATTTGGAGAATGAGCTATTGTAGCTTTCCTTGAGCAACCGGATGCCTTCCTTCCATCGTGGGTCGTCATACTTATCTTCATGCTGGATGAGGTTCATCACTGAGGAGTAGCGGAGGTTGCCGGCTTTGTCCTTTGTCATGTAACTGAGCAGCATCTCGGCGAGCTTGCGGTCGCGCTTCTTAATGGTGGTCTCGAAGAACTCGCGGAGGAGGTTCTCGGCTTTCTCGGCTCGCTCGTCCCATCGGGGCTTGCTATCGAAACTGCGAATGATGCGATACTGATCTTCCTGGTCGGTGATGGAGAAGCCACCTTTGCTATTTCCTCTGATCATTCCGTACTCGTCGAGCCGCTCGTGCTGCTGCTCCATCTCCTGATCACAGTCGTCCTTGAATTCTGCGAGGGCTATGTTGAGCTGGATGGCCTGTGTGACCAGGCGCTTGATCAGCTTGTCCCTCTTCTCTTCGTAGGCTTTCTTCTCGCGCTGGAGCTTCTGCTCTTTCTTCTTTCTTTTCTGCTGGAGATACTGCTCGATCTCCTTATCTGTCATTTCTTCTATTGACTTGCTCATGCTAGTTGTTTTTGATTATTAGAATTGATTTCATTGATGGTCTGGTCCACTACATCGAGCATATTGAACTTGCGTGAATACTTTCGATGATGCCGTCTGTAATAGTAGAGGTCCACGGTGTCTAGATTGCCTCGGTTCATTCGATCCAGGAACTGCTTGTCATTGATTTCCCAGATCCGTAGAAACCAGTTCCAGTAGACTCTGGTCTGAATGATTTCTGATGCTTGCTGATCGCCGAACTTCTTGGCGTATTCGTGGCCGAGTTCGATGCGCATCATGACCAGTCCGTCCTGGTCAATGCCTGAGACTCTGCTCAGGACTTCGTTTTCTGTAGATACCTGTCTGTACTCCATTGCTGATTAATTAGTGCTCCAGTAGCGCTCTGCGCCATCCTTCCAGACGATGTATGGTGCGCCGCCTCCATATCTGGAGGTGGGAAATGCCTTATAGCCTTCGATATGAATCTTGACGTCGGCATCGTATCGCACAAACTTGGCTGCTCTGCCTTCCGGATGCTTACCTTCTGCGTGTGAAATGAATATGAATAGTTTGGTGTTAAATTCGTCTTTGAGTTTCTTATAGTCTGTCTTCGTGAGGCCCGCATATTGGAAACTGTCGATCACGATAATGTGCGGTGACTTATGTCGTCTGAGGCGCTCCGTGAGTTCTTCGACCGGCTCTCTGTCCAGGATAAGGAAGTTACTCCCGAGTTCTTGCATGTCGTTCCTGATGAGTGCCTCCTGGAAGGACTTCCGTGCACCTTCCTCCAGGGAGTCGTACATGACCTTGCCGAACTGTGTGAGGTACTTGCATAGCTGTAGGGTGAAGCTGGTCTTACCGTTGCCCGACTGGCCCCATATGAGCCATGCTCCCGATCGCTCGGGCACGCCGAAGCTGTCCTGCCACTTGCCGTGGAAGGGCATTTCGTTGAACTTCTTTTTAAGTAGCTGCTTCACGTTTAAGGCTCTTTTCATTATGCCGTTTGCTTCCTTTTCTGAATCTCGATTTTGATTCGTCGGAGGCTTCCGGCTGTCTTGTGATAAATCTTCTTGATATTGGCATCACTGGCATTCGCCTGAGTCACCAGGGCGGTTTGCTTGAGTTTGAATTCATTGAGAGGATCCTTCCCCTCGGGTGATATCTTCTGGTACTTGGATCCGAATCGAGAGAAGATCTCAGCGTAACCTACTTTCTTCTTGCCGCGATTCTTCTCCATCTTTACTTTGAGGCCATCGGCTCCCATCATATACCAGCCGCAGGCATCTTCTGTGGCGTTCCATAGGGCCTTGAGTTCTAAGAAGGCCGGATATGCCAGGTCACCGGCTTCGTCGAGGATGATGAGTGGGCGGTCGAGCTGACGGAGGTAGAATACCAGGTCTGCCTGGACATCTGCAAAGCGGCCCATGTGGTCGATACCGAAATCCTGAGCGATGCGTCTGACCAGCTGCTGTTTGGTTTTTGTCTGGCTACAGTCTATGTAGACGGCATTCTCATTCTCCTTGACGTAGCACTTGGCCGTGTAGGTCTTGCCGATATCGGCGATGTCGCACATGATGCCGCTGATGCTGAGCGACTGGCAGTTGCTCAGCTGAGCATAGATGACCTTGTATGTCGGGGTTAGAGCGGTGTGCCAGTCTTCGCGGCTCTGGAAGTTGACATCGAGCTTGCGAGCGATGGAGATCCAGTTTGCTCTGGAGATCACCTTCTCGGTGTCGCCCTTCTTGACTCGATTGAATTGGGAGGCACTGATGCCCAGGAAGGTTGCAAATTTGGCGTCTGATGGAAAGAGCTGTCGCCGCTCCTTCATGCGCTCAATTATCTGTAGTTTCATTTTAGTCGTCATAGGTTTGGGGGGTTATTTATGTGAATCAAATTCTGCTCTCTTAATGATGACCCACTGCTTGACCAGATGAGCCATGTCGAATTGCTCTTCGATCACCTTACCGGTTATCTTATTGGTGGCGGTGAAGAATACGTGAGATCCGAGTTCTTCGATTCGGACATCAAATTCCATGTCTTCGTATTTTCCGCGGAAGAATCCATTTGTCAATGTGTTCCTTCGATCGTCCACTTTGTTAATTTCGATAGGTATTTTCATAAGTCTTCCAGGGCTTTTCGTTCGTAAAAATCATCATCGTCCTCAGCGAGCAGGTCATCGATATCCGGATCGAATTCCCGGGGTTCCGGAGTGACGTCGAGGATCTCGACTTCGACGGCCTCAAATTCTTCCTGGTCGCGTTCCATCCACTCCAGGGAAGAGATCTCTGAGGATCGCTCTTTGAGTTTGCTACGGAACTGAGCGACACTGGCCGCCTGCTTCTCGAAGGCATTGTAGTCTTTGTCTGTGCGCTCCGCGCGGGCCTCGTTGTATCTTTCGATCAACTCGCACTTGCAGATGAATAAGTCATTTTGATAGAGATAGATCTCGGATAGATCGCCGTCCTTCTCGGGAATCCAATAGGCGTCCACCTTGTAATTATTCGGCTGTAATCGCCCGATTACGTCGATGTCCGGCAGCTGATACTTAGCGTACTGGACGGTGATCCACTGTGTGCGATTGATAGATGTTTCTGTCTTCTCGCCGATGTATCGCGCGAGCAGTGATCTGTCGATCTCTGCGAGGTCCGGATTGGCGTACTTCTTGAGCACCTCCAGTCGCGTCATGCCCGGATATCGCTTCTGATTGCGATGCAGAGCATTGTTGTATTTCCGGATGGTTTCCAGATCCTCGGCAATGAGCTGATCGTAATCGAAGCTGGTCTCTCGGGTCTTCATGCCTTCCTCGTCCCAGTACTTCTTGGTGTTCGGTCGGTTGGATTCGAGCTTATTGTAGAATCGGCCAATGCCTTCCTGGTACTTCTTCTCATAGCCGTACTTCTTGGTTCTATTGAAGTGCTCCGCGCGCTTCTCCTGCGAGTTGCCCGGATTACACCATCGGACAAATGGGAATACGATGCCGGCCTTCATCAGACCGTCCTTGAAGTTATTCACCAGGTGATTCTCGACCTCGACTTCTAGTGGCATTCCCAGGCCTTGGTCATCTATGAATCGGAAAGTGTCTCGCATGCACTCAATGAAGAGATCGCGATTCTTATCTCTAGAGTAGGATGCTCCGATGACACATCCGGACTGCACATCGTATGCATAATAGGCTTTCACGCGCTTGCCATTGTGCAGCTTGCGCGGCAAGTCCCTATCATCCATAGATACTTTGGAAAGTGCATAATCCGGTGACTTCCGGTGATGGTGTGGCTCGTATATGGTGCGGAAACGGCTGTCGTCCATGCGGTGTTTGTCCACCAGGACCATGTTTTTAGGGTCGGAAACGTAATTCCAGACCGTGTTTTCGGAGATCATGACCGGCTCTCCATTCTGGAAGAAGTGCTCTCGCTGGAACATTTCGCCCGATTGAACGTCAATAACGTCGATTTTGCCGCCGAGGAACTGCAGATAGAGGTCATGTACTTGCTTGGCGTAGGGTTTGGTCGGGTGGCAGTAGAGGGAGAGGATCAGTCGCTCGATCTGTTCGTTGACTTTACGGCTATTATCGTTGCAAAATCCTTTGTGAATGAGACTGATATAGCCGTTTTTCATGTACTTTTTGTGGCGGGCCTTGAGTCTGCGCAGGCTGGATGGTAGCGTGTGCGGGGATTCCTTTGTGTCCAGGGCATTGACTTCGCGATTGACCGACTCCCAGACGCCTTTGGTCGTGCCGCCGAGCGCCTTGCGCTGAGCCTTTCGATCTTTGAGAACAAAGTCGACGGCATTGAGCACCTCGGCATTGACTCTGTACTCCTTCTGATTCGCCAGGGGAAGTGATCGGCCATCGGCCAGCTTGTACTCTGAGTAGAATTTGGCGGCGGCTTTGTCCGGTCGGATTTGCGCTTCGAACCAGGCGCGCTTGACCTTTTCGTTGGGATCGCCGTACAGGTCTATGAGTATGTCTTTGTATCGTTGAGGGAGGGACTTGAATTCGACCAGGGCGGGGCGGCCATTGCCGCCTCCGCGGACGACTTTGATTTTATTACGACGTTTTAGTGCATCGTAATTTGGCTTCGATATGATTCCTGCATCCTTATACAGGAATCCGCCTTGAACACATAGCTTATCTTCGTGATAATCGTACATACTATTTCTTGAAGTCTTTAATCAATTCCTTCCGCTTCTGAATCACCTGAATAGCAGCTTCTGTGATTTTCTTCCCGGTCTGAGTGTCCGGGTTCCGCTCACCTAAAAAATGTTGGTTGATGGCACTGTAGCTACAGCTCACCATTTGCTGGATGACCTTGTAGTCTCCTCTTCGTAATTCTTTCTTTATTTCTTCTAAACTCAAAGTTTTCATTTAACTTGGCATGTAAGTTGTAACTATCACAAATATAGAGAATATTTTACGAACCAGCCAAATGAGTAGAGAAAAAAGTGATACAATTGCGGACAGAATACGCCAAATAGTTGAGTCTAAGGGGCTTTCGATTAATAAATTTAGTGCATCTATAGGGGCTTCTAATAGCTATTTTAGCAAGGTTTTTAAGAGTAAAGTCTCAGTTGGAAGCGATCGTATTGAGAAAATATTACGGGTTTATGAAGATATTCGACCCGAATGGTTGATTCTTGGTGAAGGAAATATGCATCGTTCTAAAGAAAATATTGTTGAGGAAAATTCATCCAATTATTTTGTATCAAAGACTGAAAGATCTGCACCCTATTACAATTATCCTGTGCAAGCCGGAACAGAAACTGAGATCTTTTTAAACGATATGGATCCAAGTGGGCACATTGAGATACCAGGTGTTCGGGCCATTGCATTCTTTCCGGTGATCGGATTTAGCATGGAGCCAACCATCCGCAATGGGGACATTATAGGTATAGATGAAATCGATAGCTGGGAGCGCATGGATCCGGATAAGATCTACTATATCATTACTGATTCAGATCGAATGATCAAGCATCTTGCGATACATAAGAGTGATGATGAAGTACTTATTTGCCTTAGCCCTAATTATAAGGAGTTCTTTATTCGCAAAGAGAACGTAAAAGCTATCTATAGAGTCGTGTTCTACGGTCGAATCGCCTGATGAATTGTCCTATTAGGCGCTCGAAATGTGCACACAACCACACACTTTCCACACTTTCCACACACTTTTGCATTTTATATTTTGCCTAAAAATTGATATAACCCCCTATATAAAGGCGTTGTACGTCCTTACATGTCCCTTTTATTATGGTAATAACCCCCCTTCAATTTGTCAATAATGGGGGTTAACTCGTGCAATAATGGAATTATCCCCGGTGAAAAGCGCTCTAAATTTGCGCTAAATGTATGCCCAACTGTATGCCCAACTGTACGCCCAACTCCAAATTTGGACATTTCGGTCACCAGGGAATCGACCTGGGGAAAGGTCGCTTTGGAATGCAGTTGTAATGGTGTTTCAATTGTCTTGCAAATGCGCTGTAGGCCAATACGGACGCGGAGCCGGTGTGTATTGCGAGTATGGGTATAAAAGCTTGTGATCGGCTTGTTATCGCCTTATGTTAGTTGTCAGGCGTGATGCGGTTAATCCCTACGGATTATAGGTATAATGTACAATTCGATTTGGGTGCTTATTTCGTAACTGCTTGAGGCTCAATGTTTGCGTTTATTTGTTTTGCACGATTTGTTTTGTGCCCCTTAGGTCTTCCATAGGAAAGGGGACTTGATCAGT